AAGCCTGTCATAGCGGCTAGACCTTGAGAGTCAAAAGCGCTTAATCCTTCAGCTATATTTTTAAGAAGACTACCTAAGTTACTTCCATTAGCTCCAACTACACCGCCTAAAGCATCGAGTGCACCTAGTGGAGCTAAAAATGCAGCTATTCCAGCGCCAATTAATCCCATGCCTACTGCAGTTTTTCCAGTTTTACCTACACCAAATAAACCACCTAATGCACCACCAACACCCATTAGTCCGCCTAATGCTATAAAATTTTCAGTAGTAAGTGCGCCTAAGCCTTCTCCTAAATTTGTTAAAAATACTTTTAAATTAGCAGCAGTAGATTCCATAGCACCTAGTGCCATATCTCCAGCACCTAAAGCAGTAAAAAATCCAGCTAAACCTGCTCCAATTGCGGCAATACCTATACCTGCACCGATACCTTTTAAACCAGGAATTATACCTATTGAACCAAATAAAGCACCAGCACCTAACAATACACCGAAAGCTTTTAAGTCTCTGTTAGTAAAAGCAGCCAATCCTTCTGCTGTATTCGTAAGAAGTTTTTTAATATTTTCTCCGCCGTTTGGTAAATCTTTATCTGCTTTTGCTAGCATAGTAAAGAATACACCTAGGCCAGCAGCTGCTGCTCCTATTCCAATTCCTGCGCCACCAATTAATTTTCCTAAACCTATGCCTAAAAGTCCTAAGCCTCCAAACGAGTTTGAAGAACTTTCATTATTTTTAGCTCCGCGTGGAACAGCTTTTGCTTTCTTAATACCAGCCTCTCTTTTACTTTCAAGCATATCTTTGTTTTGTATAACAAATTGTCTAGATAAAACATTTGTTAAACTATCAATAGCATCAGTAGTATCGAGTTGAGTGTTATTGTTTTCTTTTAATTGATCAATAACATCTCCTAATGTAGAATATCTTCTTGCCATTATTATATTCTTTCCTGTTTAGCTTCTTCTTCTTTTATATAATCAATTAACATTGATACATAAACTTCTTTTTCCCACGGTATAAGATCGTCTATCTCATTTAAAGAATATTTGTGATGCTGCATTAAGCTAAAATTTGTTTGATAATAATTACTTAATGAAGTATGAGATAGACTAATTATAAAAAATTCTGTAGACCCTCCAATGTAATATTATTATTTGTATTGCAATTTTTACAAGAGTAATTAATATCATGAGACAACTTAGGTATAGATTCAATATATTCTCTAATTTTTGTAAATTGTTCTTGTGTCATAGATTCTATGAATTCTTGAAATTCTTCATCTGCTACCTCTTTAATATCAATTCTTTCATTTTCAGTTAAAACAGCAGATATTGATTCTTGTATTAAACCAAAAACTTGAGTAGTAGGTGAATCAGTTGTTAATTTTTTATTTCTACTTATTGATTCAAAAGTTGGATGTTTCATTTCGATATAGATATTATTTGAAATTTCAATTCTATTATCTATTTCTACAACATTCATTTTTATTTCTTCTAGATTCATGCTAACTTCATTCTCAGTATCACATGATTCGCATTTAAATAAAAGATTAGCAGTTTCTCCTACAGATTTTGCTCTTATTTTTAAAAATAAAAATTCAATATCATAAGATTTTAAATCTTTTCTAGAAATTTCTTCAGATATACAAGAAATAACAGTGTCTGTTATGGCAGTAGCAATTTGTACTGGATCTTGAGACTCTAAAGCTATAAGCAATATTTTTTCTTCTTTAACTAAAAAAGGTCTAAAAGTTACTTCTTTATTAGTAGAAGGTACCGTTATTTTATATTTTGGTACATTATTTAGTTTTGGTAAACTCATTCATTTCACTCCTATAATATATCGATTCCACCTAATGGTGTATCAATGTCCATATTTACAAATCCTTGTGTATTACTTGATCTTCTCCAGTTTGTATAAGCAAAGCTTACTGTTAACTGAACAAGCCCGTCAAGTTCATTGTTTAATTCAATAGCACTGGTTGATATAGGAAACGCTTCAAGTAAATCTACTGAATACACTGTTCCTCCACCAATGCCGGCATTAAATCTTATCGGTCCTACTTGTTTGCTGAGACCAGCTAAAGGTTGTCTCAATTGGTGTATAGTAATTGTTCTAGCATATTGACTTTTATAATTACTAGTATAAGCTGCTCCACCTGCTTCTGGTATTGCAGTATTTCTCCAAGCATCAAAATATTCTTTAACTCCATAATCATTCATTAAATAAAATGTCATACTAACATCATCTACAGCGTAACCATACGCAACTTTTTGAAATTCCATACCAATTCTTCGATCATTAGTAAGTGTTACCTTTGATGGTAAAGTTGTATTTGAACATAATATATTTAATTCTCTGCCAGAAGCACCACCGCCTCCACCAGTTAATAACCCCACTATTCCCTGAAGTAATCCTCCTCCGCCACCAAAGGTTGTTGGAAATGTAACTAAAAATCTATTGCTTCTTGCAAAACCAAGTTTTATATTAGCTAGTGCTTTTAAATCGTCAATTGAATTAGCCATTTGCTATCTTTCTTGAATCTGAATATACTCTTCCAGCAGAAGCTTTTTTCCAACTTGCAGTTGGTAAAAATGTAGCAATCTCCCACTCTGGTGCTGGCACTTGCGCAAATCGCGATTTAACGTGATCTAAAAGATAATGTTTAAAGCAAGGTTGAAAATATTTAAATCTTGCAGCACCTTTGAGTAATCTATATGTTAATGTAAATCGAGTTGATTCGTCATATTTTTTATTATTAACAACATCTAATAAACTATCTAAAAACTTTGCTCTTAAAACTGGAGGAATATAATGTAGGTTTAAGCCTTTAAATCCACCATCAGCTTTTTCAACTGGTATTACTAATGGAAAAGTGTCGTAATATGGAAGTTTATCTTTAAGTTTTGGATCATAGAAAAACATCATCATACTACCAAGTAAAGGGCTGCTTACTTTATTAATTTCATCTTCTCTCATTAATGCTTCGCGATTTACTCGAGTAAGTCTTTGTACTCGTCGACGAAACCAATCTCGAGATTCTTGTGTACGAGGTGTAATGCCTTTTCTAAAAGCTTCAAGTTCTAGTTTTTGAAATAAGTTACTCATAAGTCTATTTATATCGTTTTCTACGCTTTTTTCGATATGTAGGTAGCGGTTTATATGCTTTAAGTTTTCCAGGAACTGGTTTTGTTAGTAGCTTCATTTCTTGTAAAGTTTTTTCTGTCCATACTTGAAATTCCCATTTTCTATCTTTTGCATATTCATTTGCCGCTTCCCATTTATTCATATTTTTAACATATGTGAGACCTTCAGTAATATATCGTTTAGTTCTCTTTGGTCCTATTGGCGGAACGGTTTCTTTTTCAGGTTTTATTTCTACTAGTAAAGTTTTATCTTCAAATATTATTTTAAGATCAACATAATATTTATGATATTTTTTATCAACATCATAATAATAAGGAATAACTACTTCTTCTGAACTCCATCCTTTTACTTTTGAGTTTTTATCACACCATGCAAAAACAGCCTTCTCCCACAAAGACCTATATACTACAGAAGATAAATCTCCTTTATATTTCTCTTTATCTTTAACTTGATATCTACCTGAATAAACCATGAATAACTGTTATAAATATAAAAATAAGATTCTAATATTATCTATAAGGATTAAACATGTCTGAACTCGATATCATAAGTCAAAAATCTGGTCCTCTAGGAGAATCAATTAAAAATCCATTAAATCCAGCATTTAGTGATTTTGCTAGCGGTGGCTCTAATAAAATTAATAGTACTAATTTAAATTTAGGACTTGATGACGACTTAGTAGCTCAAACAATAATACAAAATAAATTAGACTTTATATCAGGTGGTGGAGGTAGCAAACTTGAATATCCTATAGATGTAAGTGGAAATCCTGCTTATGCTGCTACCGTAAAATTTCAAATTATGGAATATGGCATGCCTAATGAAAGTGAATCACAAAAAAATCATGCACAAACGCCTTCTGATAATATATCAGTAGAAACAGTAAGGCCTAAAGTTGAACAACAAGATAATCAACTCGGTATAGATGGACCTGCAGCTGCAGCAGCAAGATTACAAGCACAAGCTTATTCAAATGATGCTGAAGGGTCCACTAAAAACCCTGGATTTCAATTTTTTGACGACACAGCAGTTACACAATCATTTGTTAAAACTAAGAGTGAAGATGAAGCTGATGCAAAAAATATAAAAGCAAGTTCTTCTTCAAAGTTTAAAATTGATTTTTTTAAAAAATTAGGATCTCCTAGTATTGTAATGTATTTTCCTCTTAGTCAAACATTTTACGATAATATAGCATATGGATCAGCGGATTTAGGCGGATTGGGTGCAGTAGCTGAAGGAGCTGCATCTTCAGGGGCTAATGAATTAAAAACTGCAGCTTTAGATGCAATAAAAAATACAACAGATGCAGTGATTAGCTCATTAAGCGATATCACCGGGGCACTTTCTAACGCAGCAAAAACTGATGCTGCGAGACTTGCTGCTTCTAAAGTAGTAGGGAAATTTCCTCTAGGTGTGGGCACTGCAGCCACCTTGATAAATAGAATGGTAATCAATCCTAATACTCGAACACTATTCAATGGTGTTAATATAAGAGAATTTGCTTTTCAATTTAAATTAATATCAACGTCACCAGCTGAAGGCGAAATCATACAAAAAATAATTAAATTTTTTCGAAAGCAAGCTTATCCAGAAGCTTATAACGTTACATTCGGAGCTGAAACTAATGTCGCATTAGGATATAATTTCCCTGATGCTTTTAAAATTACCTTTCATTTTAGAGGCTCAGAAAATAAAAATATACCTAGAATATTACCTTGTTATTTAAGAACAGTGTCTCATACGATCAATCCAACAGGTGGTGGTTTTAGAAATGATGGAAAACCAAATGAAATTGATTTAACACTGACCT